AGGTCATGAAGAACATGATCGAGAAGGCACTACCGATCACAGTCACCGTACTCAGCGAACGTGTCAGTAACAGGTTGACGTGGGCCCTGATTGATGAGGGTGCCACGACTTCATAGCACGATAGCAGCCCTCGGCGGCTGCTAAGTGCGCTCTGGGTGGTCCTCCCTGGGCCCATAGAGCGCACTTAGGAGCCGCTGAAATCAGTTGCTCTAAGGACTAGCCAACGGCTGTCCTTTCAGGTATCATTCTCTGGTACCTGATTCACCGAGTAAGACACTACCACCGAAGGGAGCGAGTAATGGCACGTGAAGGCAGAGAGGCCACGAAGGCCCAGTTCGACAAGCTGGTCGCGCTGGTCAGGAAGTCGCCCGGTAACTCCGAGCGCTGGTTCAGCGAGCAGTCCGGCATCGACATGGGCATCATCGGCAAGAGCCTCTGGCGGGCCGAGGTCATCGCAGACCCCAGCCTGAAGATCGCCGCGACACCCAAGGCGATCTACAACGCCGCGCAGAAGGGCAACCTGCGCTGGCCGCGCATCGCCGCATACGCGGGGATCACGGTCGGCGAGGCCAGGCGGCTGTACGAGCAGGCCGGCAACGGTGCTGCGCCCAGCAACCTGACCGCTCGCGGTCGGCAGTTCGACGGTGTCACCACGGTCAAGAAGACGGGTGGCTCCGGTCGTCGTGGTGCGGCGGCTGCCAAGGCACAGCCGTCCGGCACGTCGGGTCGTCGCGGTGCTGCGAAGCAGCAGCCCGCCAAGGCGACGGCATCCACGACCGGACGCAGGGCTGCCGGTCGGCGGGGCACGCGTGCGAGCGCAAGCCCCAAGTAAGACAGGCAGTTGAGGAAGTCCTCGCATCCGGCGACCCACCAGACACGACTCCACTTGAGAGTCTGCTGGTGGGGAGCCGGATCTGGGTCGAAGTCTTTGACACAGTTCGTACAGGCAGTGATGGCGTGACGTACACGTTACCCGCACATCTGTACGATTGTCGTGTCATGGGCTTCAAGCAGTTCCTTCCCGCCATGAAGACAAAGGGTCGTGAGAAGCACCTGGTGCAACTCTACACGGATCCTGGCGGAATCAGGACGCTGTCTGTCGGTTCTATCCGGCTGCGCGACCCACGACGCCGGAAGCAAGCATGAGCGTTGTAGCTGTGTCCCACGCGGGACACGGCTAGAGTGCTCGTGCACTCTAGCGACGATGGAGGGACCATCCTACATCGTCGGACGCTACCAACCAGGGAGGAACAGGAACCATGACCGGAAGAAGTCGTGAGTCCAAATGACTGGTTCACACTCGGGCTGGGCTGCCTAATGATAGGTATGCTCTCAGCCGTGGTCGTCGTCGGCTGGAGCCTACTCAGGACCAGCGCGAAAGCAGATGTCAAAAAGGCAGTCCTCTTCGCACGTGAAGGAATGAACAGGACTATCATCGCGGCGTCTGAAGACGAAGAGCAAGACTGGTCAGACACGGTGCGAATGATGATCGAACTGCACCGTGACGAAATGCTGCGTCGTAGATAGCAGCGGCTGCCTCATACTGCGGTGTGAGGCTGGCCGGTGCCATCAGGCACCTAGGAAGGGAGGTTTCAATGGCAAAAACCAGGGAGGATACGGAGTTTGTCTCCAAGTTGCCACCCTTCAAGACCAAGCCTAGTCAGGACTATCCTGGCTGGCTCATCGTGGAGTGTGGACGAGAAGACTGCTCCGGCATCTTTCTTGTCCGCAAGAGCCACTGGACTCGTACGCTCGTACGCAACGGTACGACGATCACCGGTCGGTCGTGCCCGTATTGCTTCCGCGCTGGACGCCTGCCTTTTCGCAAGCGGACCTAGCGTGGATAGGGTATAATCGATCGGTGCTAGACACTACCACACGAGGAGTAACAGTGAACAAGGCATTTGCGGAAATGAGTGCCGCAGGTGACAAAATCGAGATCTACTTCAGGTATGACCCAGACCTCGTGTCATGCATCAGGGAAGTCCCTGGAGCTCGATATGTTCCTCCGAATGAGGGTGGTCCCATGTGGACCGTTCCCCTCACACTCGACTCTGCTCGAATGCTAAACAAGTGGATGGGGCCAAGCCTCGTTCTCGGGAAGGCATTCAAGCAGTGGGGTAAGGAAGCTGTTGATCGGGAGCGCATGCTCCACGACCTGTCCACGGTGGATAATCTGCCGAAGGATCAGTTGAAGATCAACGAGCTTCTGCCCGATCTCGCTGAGTGGTTGCGTGGCTACCAGCGTGCGGATACACAGTTCCTCGCGGCTACGTCGGCTCTGAATCTAAACCAGCAGAGACTGGGGAAGACACCAGAGACGATCGCAGCCGTGTTCGAGGCAGGCCTGGGTGATGGTCCACATCTCGTGACCGCACCCAAGACCAGCCTCAACACCGTTTGGCGCTTCGAGATCGAACGCTGGACGGCGAAGCTGGAGAAGCCGCACGAGGTCATCACGTACTCCGGCGAGATGTCACAGGCTACACGAGCCAACGCCATCGAGGAGTTCTGGAAGTGCATCGATGAAGAGTGGCCGGTGTGGTTTGTGTGTACGTATCAGACCGTTCGCGATGGCGCAGAGCCGTTCATGGATCCGGCTGAGTTTCCGGAAGGATGGGCGTCCTTCACCATCGATGAGTTCCACAAGAGCGGACTGCCGCGTGCATCGGGCAAGAAGGACCCGAAGAGCAACAGCAAGTTCGCGCTCGCTGTGAAGGACGTCAACGCACAGCGGCGCTATGCGCTGTCCGGCACGCCGATGGGCGGCAAGCCCATCAAGCTATGGGGCGCTCTGAACTTCATCTACCCCAGGCAGTACACGTCGAAGTGGCAATGGGCTAAGACGTGGTTGGACGTCAACAACAATGGCTATGGTAGCGACATCGGCACGATCCAGCGTGGTCGTGAGGATGAGTTCTACCGGGCCATGGCGCCATATGTCGTCCGCAGGCTGCGGTCTGAGGTTCTGCCTCAGCTGCCGCCAGCACAGTGGATCGATGTGTGGTGTGACATGACGCCGAAGCAGGAGAAGCAGTATCGTGAGTTCGCTGCTCGTGCTGAAACAACCATCGAAGAGCTACAGCTGAACGCCATCGGCATCTTGGCAGAGTATGCTCGGTTGAAGGTCTTCGCCGACGCATACGTTGACGAGATGGAGGAACGTACAGTCACCTGCTCCACGTGCAAGGGGACTGGGAAGATCGAGAGCGAGGGTGGCAGCAGTGATGTTACTGTGAGCCACACTTGTCCTCGGTGTCTCGGTTCTGGTACACGCACCATTCAGCATCTGATTCCATCCACCGAGTCCGGCAAGATACCGGCGCTCATCGAGCGTCTCGCCGAGCAAGGAATCGTCGGCAAGTCCGACAAGGATGACGAGGCTGAGGGTGAGTCTCTAGCGATCGTCGCGTCGCAGTTCAAGGAAGTAGCGGACATGGTTCACGCCTATCTGAACCACATCGGTATCAAGGCAGTCAAGATCACCGGTGACACCAAGGACGAGGATCGTACAGTCAACCAGATGCTGTTCCGTCAGGACGGCAAGCGGATGGCCGACGATCCTCGCGTCATCGTCATGACCACGACTGCTGGTGGTGTGGCAATCACCCTGGACCTCGTCGAAAACGTACATATTCTCGATGAAACCTGGGTACCGGACGACCAGGAACAGTTGGCCGACCGGGCAGTCAACACCAGCCGCATGCATCAGATCGGCGTGTACGTGTACCGTTCCAAGAACACCATCGAGCAGCAGATCGCAGAGCTCAACATCGAGAAGGGCAAGATCAACCGGGACATCTTGGATCATCGTCGGCGTGGCTTCAGGGCCAACATCGTCAAGAGCCAGAAGAACGGTAAGTCATGACTATTCTCGGCAAGACAGACAAGATCAGCGTCCTGGAGGTCTCCAGGGTTCTGATGCCTAACACCACGTATGAGGCTGTGGTCATCGAGCTTTGGCTCGGTGACCGCAGCGATCTCGCCACGTCAGTTGATCGCTACATGCTGGTCTACGAACCAGAGCAAATGGGCGAGCACCTGTACATCGAGAAGTCATACAGTGGCTGGGAGCTTGCTCTCGCTGAGAACGCTTCCAACACCTACCGGCGCGCTAGTCAGGTGCCCGGTGTGGTACTTTGGCAGATGATCGCCGAGGTCAAGAAGGCAGACAGGGAAGCCATGAACCATGCCTCCGCTGAGGAGAGCATGCTCAATCACGAGTTCCGCCGGTATGGCTATGATGGACGTCGGAATGAAGCGTTTGAGGCATTCCTGAATGCGATTGATACACTCGCCGTGAACTATGACGACGAGAATGCATGGGCTGCCATAGATGGCTTCAGAAGCATCTACGCAGAACAGCATGAAAAGTAGCACCGTACCGTAGTACAAGGAGGAAACATGGCTATTGCGGTTCGCTGGCGCACCACGCCCAACTCGTCTAACGTGGCTGCGGTCGGCTGGGATTACCACAAGCACATGTATGTGGAGTTCACAGACGGTCGCATCTACATGTACGAGAACGTGCCACGCCAGCGTGTGGTGGCCTGTTCAAGAGCCAGAAGTGTTGGACGGTACTTCCACAGGCACATCAAGGACCAGTACTACTGTGTCCAAGTGACGTGAACACCACCATGACCATCCTCCAAGACATTGTCGGGGTGCCCCTCACGGGTCTCATCCTGATCTTCGTCTTGAAGGTGCTGAAAGTGCTGTTTGTAGGACTACCTGAAGAGGTAGAAACAGCTGAAGAAACACCGCCGCAACCGATGAAGCGTCGTAGTACAAGGGTGAAAGTCCCTGTCACTACGATAAAACCAGCTGAAGACGACTGGTTCAGCTTCGATGCAAGGCTGTTAGACGACTACGACCCCCGTGACGAGTGATCGTCGCGGGGGTCCTTTTTTTGTGGCCAAAATTGGTGTCATCCCACAAATCTGCGATCGCATTCTTCAGGATTCTCATGACACTAAAACGAAAATCCAGCTGACACTACGACGAATTCAAATCCACGAATCCCGTCGACTCGCGCGAGCGCGCTACGCGAAGGACGAAACTGCTATAGGCGGAAATCCTCTCGATCGCGGATATATGCGCGCGAGAGCGCGAACAAATGGATTTATGAGGAAAGTTCTGGAGTGAAAACGTGTCTCGCGCATATACGCGCGATCGAGAGGATTTCCGTGCTAGGGATCGGCCTCGCGCGCCGCTCGCGCGAGTCAAGTCTTGAGAACACGATGGGAACCACCTATCGGGATTTGCCACCCTCGGAGGGCAGGTTTGTCTCTTCTTTGTGCGATACCATATTTCCTCAGAAAAAGGCCGTAAATAGCGGACTTTTTCGTACTAGCGCGCCGGTCGAAGATCCGGTAGGCTTCCTAGTTCCGGGTCCGACCTATCGGGTCTAGCACGTTACAAATCAGGAGGGACACTACCAGTTATGCCAAGAGGACGCAACAGTAGACGTGCGCGACAAGCAGATCAGCTACCAATGCTCCGCACAAGCGAGCGGACTACGCTCAAGAAGTGCGAGTGGCTTTGGGACCGCACGTATAACGACCGGCTGAAGCCTTACACCGACGCGCCAGCCCTGCGCTTCGGCAGCCTCGTACACCGTGCACTCGCTGCATGGTACGTGCCCGGTACGAAACGGGGCACGCACCCGGCCACCGCTTTTGAGGCTGCCTACAAAGCCGACATGAAGGAAAACGAGGAGATCTTCGGTCTGCGCGTAGGCAACGGTGACGTGGATGAGAAATGGGAGAACGCCCACGAGCTAGGCATCGCCATGATGAACAACTACGTGGACGAGTACGGTGACGACGACCGTTACGAAGTGCTCGCCACCGAAATGCCTTTCCGCGTACTCGTACAGCACGAGGTACGCGATAACGATGCGGTAGGTGGCAGCAAAGTAGTGCCGTGGTTCTACTACACCGGTGTGATCGATGGTCTCTGGCGCGACAGACGCGACAAGAAGATCTGGATCCCGGATCACAAGACCACGAGCGGCATTGGCGACAAGAACTGGTCGCACTTAGTCCTGGATGACCAGGCGGGTGCGTATTGGTCATATGGCGTGGACTTCCTACGCGCTGAGAAGCTGCTCGGTCCTCGGCAGCGTCTCGCAGGCATGCTGTACAACATCATGCGTAAGGCCATGCCTGATGAGCGAGCTAGCAAGTTCATCAACGGCAAGCGCATGTACCTGAACTTGAACGGTAGCGTCAGCCAGAAGCAACCGTCACCCTACTTCGCGCGGAAGCCCATCTTCAGGGACGACTACGATCGCGAGCAGGTGAAGTGGCGCGCTGAGACTGACTACCGACGGATTGAGCTCTTCCGCTCGGGCGAACTGCCCATGACGAAGAATCCAGGCATGTTCACCTGCCCGATGTGTGCGATGCGCGACGCCTGTGAGTTGCACGAAACGGGTAGCGATTACCTTGCGTTCCTCTCGCAGACGACGCAGGCCTGGGACCCCTACGACGAGCATCAGATCTACGAGGGAAGGTGATTTGACGTATGGCTCTCTGGATCAGCATTTTTATCTGCACCGAATCGGACTACGGGACTCCTAATGCCTCGTAGGCGACAGAATCTCGTCCGAGCCTCTGGGCGGCAGGCGAACCTGTCAGTCGTACAGGCACCCGTGTCGCCAAACCTGAACTTCACACAGCTGGGCGAGTCGGAGTGGATCCGCATGCTGATCTACAGCGCACCCGGCAATGGCAAGACTAGCTTCATCGCTACGGGTGCTGCCGAACATCCAACGCTCATCATCCGCAGCAGCATGGACCTGATCCCGGCACGCGCATTGCAATCTGGTGCGCACGAGATCGTAGCCGACACGCATGAGAAGATGCTACAGATCCTGGAGTGGTGTCAGCATATTGACCCCATGCCCTACGAGTGGATCTGGTGGGACTGCATCAGCATCGCGCAGGACGTGTTGCTAGACGACGTATGGGAGGCAGCGTGGCGGAACAAGCCTGGCCGTAACTGGGTGCTCGATCAAAGCGGTAGGCCAACGAGCAAGCCCAACATCTCGCCCACAGGCGGGAAGGACAAGCCTGAGTACGGCACCAACGCTGACCGTATTCAGCAATGGGTGCGTCACATGATCGGATGCCGGCGGTTTCATTTCGGCATTACCGCACACCCGATGGAAGGACCGCACCCCGCGAACGATGAAGGTGGTGACGTCCTGCGTCCATGGATTCAAGTACGTCAGATGCCCGAAAAGATCTGCGGCTATATGAACATGGTCGGCTTCCTGGAGGTCATCGAGGAAAGCAAAAAAGAAATACGTCGGATCCACTTCACCGAGTCCAGCCGGTACTACGCGAAGGATCACTTTGATGCGTTCCTACCGGATGGGTACATAGACGATCCGACGATCCCGCAGATCATGCGGGCTGTACAAGCGGCACGTGAAGGTACCGTGACCCGTGCAACCAGACGAGGGAGAAGGGAGCAGTAGTGGCAAGACTTATTGACTACGACGTGACAGGCGTCGAGGAATCTGGCGGCGGTACTGGCGTCAAGGTTCCTACCGGCCTGCGCGTCGGACGTATCGCGCTATGCGAACAGCGCGAGGTAAAAGCAAATGGCCAGCCCGCGAATGACATTCGCGTCGGGCTGGACATGGGGCCAGACTACGACTGGCTCTTCACGTACATCGGTTTGGGTCCAGAGTCCGACTGGAAGCTGGCGGAGTTCATCCGTGCATGCCAGCTGAAGGAGAAGGGCAAGCTGGATCCCACCAAGCAAGTCAACAAGATCATCCGGGTGAAGGTCAACCACGGAGAGTACAACGGCGAGTACGCGCCGGATGCTGGCAAGCTGATGCCACCGCAAGATGGTGACGAGATCGGCGGTCTGTCAGCAACAGCCGCAGCCGATGGCCGTAGTAACGCGATCGAGAGCGACGAGGCTGAGGAGTCACAATATGCCGACGGATTCGTTCCTTCTCGCGAGGACGACCCGGAGGTCGGCAGCTACGACGACTGGGCCGATGACGATCTCGAGGCAGAGGTCAACGACCGGGGTGCCACCATTCCCGGCGGTCGTGGCAACAAGCGCGACAAGCTGATCAAGGCACTGCGCGAAGAAGACAACTCGGTGGCCGACGCAGCCGACGAGGAAGCAGAGGGTGACGAGAACGGTGAGGAAGGGGACGACTACGAGAGTTGGGAGATCGACGCTCTGAAGAAGGAGTGGGATGATCGCAACCTCGGAGATCTGCCCAAGATGCGCGGGAGTGGTGCGGCCGAACGACTCAAGGCCAGCATCATCGAGTCCCTGCGTGAAGACGACGAAGCCAATCCGTTCGACTGACACTATGGCGGACGCAGGAGGAGCATTCGGGACTGACGATCTCGCACTCGCGACCACGCTGGTCTGCGCCGGTTTCGGGTACGAGCTCAAGAGGCTGAACAGCACCAAGGCGATGTGGCTTTTTGATCCGCCAGATGACAGAGAGGATGAGTTCTTTGACCTGCTGACCCGCTACGAGAGTCGTACATGTACGGTCGAGCCCTGGTCATACACAATCGAACTCAGCCGCATGAAGTCAAAGCTGTTCACCTTCCTGGGCAGGTCCGGTGCTTCTCCTGCAACGGCCACTGCTCCTGATGGCTAAGGTAACGCAGAAACAAATAAGAGACCTTCAACCGTACCTGGAGGGAGAGACCCCGACTCATCGGAATGCTGATGGCACTCGAGAATGGAATATGCACTGTCCTTTCCACGGCGACGAGCGGCGCTCGGCAAGTCTCAACGTGGACAAAGGACTCTTCTACTGCTTCATCTGCGGCGGTATGCCGGTAACTGCCCTCATAAGGCGGCGAGCGGAGTGGGGCGA